CTCGCGTTCCTCGTTATCAAACGGCGCGGCTCCTAAAGAGCCACTCGTTATCTCCGACAACTCGTCAGCGAGTTTACACCTGTTCGCTAAAAAGTCAATACTGGTTGTCAAAAAAGTTGTGTAGTGTTATATCCGTTACAAAGTTCTTTTGGAGTTGGGTATGTCATCACGTTCCCCCATCACTCCCGAAGTTGAGCAGTATTTAAAACTTAACCATAAACTTTACACTCATAAAGAACTTGCTCAACACATCGGGTGCTGCGTCGAGACTGTTCGCCGTGCGCTAATGCGTCTTGAGCTAGAAGTTATATACGGTGCCAAGTACCAGCGCAGACAACCACCTAAGAAATGGAAACGTCCCTGCATTATTTGTGGCTGCACAAAGCAGCGACCTAAATCTCAGTACAAATGCAACGCCTGTCACGACAGAGAGCGTGATCAGAACAAGCATTTTAGTCACTCGCGCACATCTACAATCACGCTACCCAAACTGAGAGAGTTAAAATTATGTCACGACAAAAACGAAAAGGCGATGGCTATGAACGCGAGCTTGCTCACTGGCTAAACAAGAACGTCTACAAAGAAGATCGGTGTGAACGCGCACCTCTATCTGGTGGTGGTTCAGTCAACATGGCAGCGGGTGGTGCAGACCTTCTCGGAACGCCAGGAATATTTGTTGAGGCCAAGCGAGTAGAGAAGCTACCTTGGCGTGACGCCCTAGCGCAAGCGGAACGCAACTCTGCCCATCGCAAGACAGATCAAACTCCATTGGTAATTACTCGCCGCAATCGTGAAGCAACTGAGGACAGCGTGTGCTTCCTTAGATTGAAAGAGTTTGCTAAGTATTATGAAGCGTATCTTAGAGAGCAAATGAAACTCTAGGACGACAGCGCGTGTATAAGAATATAAGTTAAACGCACCTTTAAGCTAAACATCATCCTAAAATTAACTAACTGTGTTGGAGTTGTTTATGGCTATCGTTGAAGTTATCGCGCTTGCTGGTGCTGTTACAAAAATTAGTAGTAGTATTTCGTCGGCTGTTAAGGCGGGGAAGGATGTGCATTCAGTGCTACCAGCTTTTGGTAAGCTGGCTGACTTGGAGGCGCAGATAAAC